CCTTTAATTATTAAAGAAACGAACCGGTGCTTAGCACACGGCAAGGTAACATGCTTTCTGAGCATGGGCGCCACATGTCACAGAAAGAAAACATACTTCACATGACAGTCGCGTGAGACTGACCGCCCAATGTGACCTACTCAATTCGATCACGGGCGAGCCTGAGGGGTCCTTACTGTAGGCCTTCTTTTCCTACTAGCAGGTGCCCATCAGGCAACAGTGTTCTTCTGGGCATAACGCAGCCCACAGGATCACTACAACCGCAAGCGGTTGCAGCCTGTCCCCATTTGCATAGGACATTAAATGCCCCTGCAAATGGGAAATCGCGTATTTATTTGCATGACTAAATAACTCATGCCTGTCAAGTCTAGTTATAGACGTCAGTGCCAGTTGCGGCTGTGTCGATGGGGTATGTACTTAACCCATTGACCAACCAACACAATGGAGGCCCCAAATAACCCCATGCATGAGCATCATCAGACGCTGCATAAGAAACTATAACTCTCTGAGTGACGCCATCCGGTGAGATGGTGGTGAGCACATTGCCACACGGATTGAAATTACACAACCCAGACCTACTTGGCTTATTATTGAGAGTCAAATTGACATCATATGTACAACAAGAACTGGGTACGAGAACAGCCTTCTGATAAGATGGGACTTTACCATGCAATGTAGTCTCGCGCCCTGACAAATGGTAAATGGGCCGGTTACAACCATATCTCCTGCGCGGGTCACTTATAGGTGGTAAACCGCCAGTGGTAAGGTCATACGCGCTCTTACTAATGGCAGCATAAGTACCCTGTGTCTTATAATACACATTGTAACTAGTGCCACCAGTAACAAAAGCATACATGCGCGCTACACAGTTTTGAGTAGACGTAGTATATAGAGCCGAAACATCCACCGGTAGAGGCGTGGAATTACCATTAGGTAAAACTGAAGCGTAATACCACATAGGTAAAGTGCAAGTGTTAGTGGTGTAAGTAGCCGCTGCCACAGTTGGTATCATGATGACTTGCTTTAATGAATCAAATTTCTCACCTGTGGTATATTGAGTGATAGCAGAACTCTCAGATAAGCCAGACTGATACTGGACCACATTGGCGTTATTAGCGGCGACCACAGGAGCCAAACCAGAACCGACAAAATGTGCCAATTCATAATCCTCACCTGCAGACACCTCAATCATGTAATCAATGACCGTGGAGGACTCACCATTCGCTATGAGGGGATCCACCACGCTCAAAGAAAGGCCTCCAACCGCACCAAATGTGCTAACCCAAGGTCTAGAACTCACAAAAGGTACCACAAACTCAAACTCTGAGGCATCTTTCAAGTCAAATAGATTGCTATATTGAAACGGTTGCACCAATCCCGACAATATCTCAGGTGTTGGCACAGCATTGGATAACAGAGTGTCCGTTATATTATCTTTAGTGTTAGGCACAAATGCAGCAAGCAGACGACCGGCGTGAAACTTAGTCTTCGAAAAATGAAATCTAAACTTGAGAGAACCACGCCAATACTTAAACATCTGTGATATATAGCAAACACTCGTTGGCTGTATACAATTAACATCCGTTGGTGACGATACTGGTAATTGCACGTTCCCACCAGGCCTACCCGAATTGGTTCGAAACCAAAACGAAGTTGGGCACAGGTTGGTAGCGTACAATACTGTCCCAGCCACGTCACCAGTCGACATATTACCAACAAAGGTTTGACAATATTGCCCTAGCACGAAAGGAAGTGACATCTCATCAACAGAAGTCGCAGTTTGCTGTGCATCAACAGCCAACCTATTGCTTTGAAAAGGTGAAACCGTGAAATCTTCCGAAGGTTGGTCTACATGAAATTCATGTGTGGTATCACAGGGCCAATAGCGTTGTACCTGTTCCTCGTCGACTGGCTTCGAATACCCAAGAGCTGCCGCACCTTTCGCAGCTGCACCAGCTAGCCACGATACAGTCTCGGCCGCGCCAAATACCTGGGGCACGCCAAGTGCACCAGCAACAGCCGCTGTGTTAGCAGCCAGTGTCGAAGTTTTATTCAAAAACTTGGACACTGCGCCGCCAGACTGCTTGCCCTTGCCAGATTGTTTGTCCATATGCGACGTCAAACCACTCTGTGGTATGACAGCTCCTGCTAAAACAGGGACTGCACCAAATAATTCCATATCGTGTAAAGATATATACACTTTATACGTGGGTGGAGCTATAGTGGTGATATTCCGATACGGTAAAACCTGGGACAAAGCTAACAAACCATAAAGAGTTGCGATATTCCCATAGTCATCACCACCAGACGTGGCGGTGTTTGCCAATTCGAAAAACTCGTAAGGCGACATAAATGGAATTATCAACTCAGACATGGTATGCTCAGCTAAATCCAATCGAGCATGGGGCAGATTAGTGACTGCTGACATATTCTGAAACTTGGGTCTATTGCCAGGACTATAAATGGGTCCAGCCGAGGCTCCATATTGAAATGAAGTGACTACCAAACCCTGCTGAAATGGTGTGGCGGCTACCGTTACGGACACCTTTATGGAGCACCTGTAACCATACACGCCATTCAGCCGGCCTGATGCTTGAATCGGCCAAAACTGGGTAACGGGATTGGAAACAGATATTGCATATAAGCTGCCCCTAATCACTGCCAGTGAGCCAGATGTGACCAACCTAGGACGCTCAAAATAGCGCTTGATATCCTGATACTCATCCACTATAGGTGAGATATGAAGTGAAGAAACATCCTTGTTGACGACAACACTGCTGGTCGCCTCATTGGAAAAATCCACAAGCCCTGTCACATTAGGTGAAGGGTTTATGGATATCCCCTCTATCTGTTGTTCGTTCGTATTGTCACGAACTGTGATTGAATCTTTTATTTCATTACTAGCGGGACAAATGCAACGTACGGTCGTCCCAACACGCACGCAGGGGATTCCTTCTCTGATCCAATCTGAGTAGTACCCTAAACAGGGAGGGTGATGGACCTATCCTGACAGCACACACATGTGGGAATCCCAAGCATTTCCACGTGTTGAGCCCGTATATGGGGTCAGAACCAAAAGTCGATACGATTGCTCATTTCAATGCGCCAAGCTTCCCTGCTCACTAGAGCAGGTGTGTGATTAAGCTCACGCATCGCTTGGTGTATCTTGGGAGCCCATTCGTCCCAAACTTCTGGCTTATGAAGACACAACTCACCTAATGCGTCCTCAAGTTTTGCTGCGAGTTCCACCTCGCTATTTCTACTATTTTTATAGTAGTAGGCAGTGTAGAGAAAGCTATTAATATCAAGGGGAGCAGCCCAACCAGTGGGCTGATTGGATGGATCAAACCAGAACGAGCGCTTCAAGAATGTACACTCCTCGAGACTCTTAGTCTCAACGAGCGTTCCATCCTTCGCTCCGCTAGTGTAAACCAAGCCAAATAGCTCGTGCATTTTCTCGGCAACAGTGACCTGATTAAAGACTTCGGCCACGTCATCATCTGCACCAGCTAAATTGTCATCCCCAAAAGTGGCAATAGCTGCTCTCTCCCACATGCGCGTCCAATCACCCGTTGTGTGGACGTAGCATGCTGTGATGGTGATAAGGGAATATAAAGAGTTGACAATAGTAGTCAAGGGATGTCCACTAGGTAGTGACTTATCCCATTGAACCACAAATTGTGAACTGCCAAATAAACCCGTTAGGTGCCTGGAATGCACCAAGTCCAACCAAAGCACACGTCGCACCTGCGCATTCTCAGGCCCGTCATCATACCATTGGTTGATAACAGCCAATATGCGCCAGTGGATATACGGTTGCTCAGAAGCATCAAAGCCCTTGAAGTCACCGTCAAAATGCTTGGTCCGCTTATCGCCCCGCAGAAATCGTGCCAGTTTGAACCAATCCGTATACGGGTTAATCCCCGGGCACATACCACTCACGGTATGGTGTTTAAAACACGCCGCAATAAACGCACCAAACATCATTCGACAAGCCACCACATAGTCCAGAGGCGAACCGGATATAATGCGTGTCTGGCACGCGTCGACCTTGTGGTGTGGACGTAACTCATCTTTGAGAAAGTCCACACAAATGTGGGCGAGCCTCACACCTTCCTTGGCTTTAGCTAAGACATAATTGACACGGTCCCGCAACTCGGAACACTTGTCGCTGCTGAAATCATACTCAGCCTCCTTACCGAAAAACTCGGTCTTACCAGCTCGTACATCATAAATGTAAGGAAAGCCAGCAGATGTCGAGCGATTAATGCCCTTAAGCTTCAAACCTTCAACCCCTTCGACCGCCTCCTCAAAGGTAAGGATCCTCCGAAATGTCTCCAAGGAAGTTTCGGCTCTCAGTCTCTGGGTTGCCAACTCAACAATGGCCTGCATACCAGGTACCTCCCTATACTCATAGGGACTTTGGTACTTGGAAATTCCCTCGACCATTGGATAGCGCATCACCCCTTCAACCTCAATAGGCCTCAGATGTGCGGGCCGTTGTGGAGAGGGACCAAACGCACACTCCTCATTGAGGAAAGACTTCTTGAGCTTTGTGTTAGGTGCAATATGGACAGGCTGTTCCACCACCCCTATCAGGGAAATGGAGCCGCCTATCAAACCACACTCCTCCAACGCTTCACGCACCTCCTCATCGACATAGCCGACTTCGACACCCCGGTCCTCCATGTCCTCAAACATGGCATCACGTATAGTCTTGAGTTTGTCCCTAGCACGCTCCACCATCTCAAGTGTGACGGGCGTGGAATAACCCTCGCGCGAGCTACCCCGTATGTGGCCCGCTATATGAATGCCAAGGAAAACCCGGCCGCCAAAGTCGTTGGGATTGGCCAACATGAGTGGCGCACCGCAATAACCAACTTCGGTGCATTGCTTGTAACCAATCATGTCACGTCTCACGTTGGCACCAACAGTAATCTCACGTACGTGAAAAGCACTGGGTGCATACAAAGAGTTGCGCATGGGGGTCCGCTTGCCATCCACAAGGACAGTATCGCACACATCCAAACGCACCGGGTGCGTGGTCAACACAGCGCGCTCCAAGCTGGCAGCATCAAGAAACTGTTTAGTAATCTTTCTGTGTGCCCGCTTAAAGTCATCCTGGAAATCCATAAATACGACATCCGCCTCCTCATAACCGTATGTCCTCTGTTTGAGGAACATGCCAATGGTTACAGTGGTGTCGTGTTCCGACTTCCTTGCACTCACGAAATGAAGTGGTGTGGCCTCGGTGATCCTGCCCGACACAATTGCCTTGTCAATATTTGTCAAGAAGTGCATTGGCATCATAGCCATAGACCCCTCAACAAAAATGAGCTGGCCAAGCACAATAGGTTCATCACATCCAATCACCAGCTTGTAAGTGTTATAATACACATTATCATGCTTATGATTGTGTTGTGAGCCATCAAACCCACTCTGATCCTTGCACTTGCTTGAGAAAATGCCCTTCTTGACGAGAGCACGTTGCTTCTCCTTTATGTTGCTCTGTTCCTCAGGCTTTGGGTTTAAACCCAACAAACCAAGCACGGCTCTATATGCAGCAAGGAGGATATCCTTAATGACACCAAAGATTTTGGACATCAAGGTCATCACTGCATTTATAGTCCATGAAGTTAGGGCGTTACACCCCTTCTTAAAATAAGTAACGCCAACAAAGGTAGAAACACACGTCAGCGTCACAATGAGCGCAGAACGCAACTTAAACATAAGTGCGTTGTTCTCATTGTAACGATGGTGCCATTCCATCTTGACACGCTCCAATTCCTCAACACGGTCATACAAATTGTTGAGCTCACTCATGATGCGCGCCTCGTCACGCAGCTTGTCCTCCCGCTCATCGTCAGTCAAATCAGGATACCTCTGGTAAATCCTATCAGGATGATACCTGATGGCAGCTGCACGCCTAATCAGTGGTATGGAGTCTATACCCAGACCATCATCAACGAGGCGCTTCTCCGTGGCTGCAAACTCCTTTGCCTGTACAGCAGATAAGTTCTCCTGCACTTGATCAGGTGTACAAGACAATCCAACAACAGCATTGCCTAGCCACTCCATGTCAATGGGAGGTGACTGCTCCTCAATAGGACCTTCTTCAGCCAAGTCCAGTGGAGCCGCATCAGACAATAAATCGTTGAATGCGCGCATCCCCTCGACTGTGGTCAGGTGCTGTTTCTGCTTCTTGGCAAGCACACGTGAGGTCTCGACGATGAAATCATATAAGTCCATCGCACCACCCACTCGCGAGCCACCACCAGACCAATCATGGCGGTAGCAGGTCCATGCCTCCCAAGGAAACATGCGGATAATCTCCAGCTGCGAGAATTTATGCCCGGAAGCAGCCTTCTCGGCCATTTCAAGCTGCCGCTGCTCAATCACAGCCGCAAGCTTGACATAGTCAAGGCCACCATCCTTAGAAAACTCGGGTGATGCCTCAATCTGAATACACCTATGCACACGACGCGCAAGGGCTTCTGGACAATTTATCACCTGTGCAGCATTTGTAGCATCCACGCCGCTACAATTGGTGGTGCCCACTATGAGAGGTGAGGTGAAGAAGAACTTCGCCTTACTCTCAACAGCAGCCATGTTGAGTGGATACGACCAATTACCCACCATACGGATAATTTGCATATACTCACTGTCCCCAACACCTGGCACTGCCTTCTCCTGGAAGACATCGTCAAGCACCAGCACTTTTTGGCCGTGGTAACTCTCAAAATACTGGGAAGAACCTTTCTGCCATAAGTGCTTAAGTGTCATGGTTGGGTCCTTCTCGAGCTGGGATAGAGTCAGTAAGGACATGGAAATATAGGTAAGCAAGGTAGTCTTACCTTGCTTTGACTTCCCATATAATAGCACAAACTCTGGCTCAACACGGAAGGTCTTGGATGCTGTAACACCACTTTGAAATGGCTGCATCTTAATGGTAAGCCGATCAATACATCGTTGCACCTCATTCCTCATTCTGTCATCAGAAATAGAGGCCTTAAGCACAAGCCCATCTGTGATAACCCCTTGGAATTCAAGGATTTTCTCAATGGGAACTGTGCAATTCTCAACGATGTAGCGCTCAGCATCATAGTAACGCTGAGTCCAAGCCTTAACCTCCTTGGCGATAACATCACCAAAATGTACCGCCTCTTTGCCAAACGCGCGCAAAATCATGTTAATTAGCTTCTCAGCAATGTTCATACACGTGCTGAAAAATGCCGATAACCCATCTGCTGTGCGGGTAAAAGTGGCAAATCGCTTCATCAGCTCAGGAACTGCCTTAATGCCTCCCTTAGGCAAATGTATGAAACACAATAAGGCGGCTATAAGACTTTCCACAGAGCCGGCTGCAGCACCGAAACCATCTTGCTCCTGTGGCTCAAAAACACTTTTAAAGAACGATGAAACACCGCCCCAAATGCTTTTGCCAAATACAAAGGACAAAGATGCCAATACAACAGCCAAGATAACCTTGTTGTTGGCATATTGAGACAAAAACCAATAGCCAAAAGCAGCAACTGGCACAATCCACAACTTGCCGATGAATTTCTCGCAAGTCTTCTTCAAATCACTCAGAACATTCTGTACCATACATGTCAACTTAGTTATCTCATCCACTGATTTAGCGGACTTCCTCAATAACTGCGCTGTGAGAAAAGCACCTGCGGTTGCTAAGATGGGAACCAATTGTCCCATCCCCTGCTCCTGGGCATATTTCTGAGCGCGTGACACACGCACATCTCGTTCCCGCAACCGCTTAGGAATTAACCTGCGCAATGCGTTATACTTCGATCTTGCCACCAACCTCTGTTGCACCTCGCGGTCTGCACGTGAGTGTACCCGATCACGGTGAACAATGTTGGTGACATTACGATCCCTGCTAGCACGGCTAACAGTGGGCTCGCGTTCGACGTATTTGGATCGTCGCGCGTTTTCATGCAAAATATCGTAAACAGATGAGGGTTTCACAGGAGAAAGCCCACAAAGTCCATAAAAAGTGTTATCCATGGGGTGTGCCAGAATTCTTATATACCGCATTCTGCAAGCGGTCAAATTGGGCCGAAGGCCAAAAGGGCCAGAGTTGTATCCAGTCCTCACAACTGGCCAGTGAGATACTCTGTATACTCACATGGGGAGTGCTTTAAAATGCACCTAATCACACTTGCATACAATACCACAAACCTCAGTAATGAGTCGGCATATTCCAGTTTTATCCTAAACCGGTCCACAAACGACACATTAGCGCTGCCGCAGCACGATGCGTGTGACATCAAGAAAAGCGGCCATTTAACGTTACATGCCAACGAAAGAATCAAAGTACGTATGGTAACTCAACATAGTACAACGTCACCACACTATAAAAACAAATAGACCCATAAGAGGGACGCATAAGAATAAAATTTAAGAATTCGTGTTGCTTTAAACATGAGGTTATAAGGTAACCACCCTTTGAATGTAGAGCGCAAACTAAAGCGCGTGCATATTACACAAAACTCTTCCGAGAGTGGAAACTCCGCTGTAAAGCGATTCCACTATCGCCAAATAATGTGTAACACGGACGCAAAGAAGTCAGCGCATAACAACCACCTTACGAAGCAAGCAGCCTACACAAGTTACTTCCGAAAAGGAAAACTTCACCCTACGTGATTTCCTTGCCGCCATAAGTTGCTTCATCTGCAGCCCATGCAATAGTTGCGGGAGCACACATTCATAGCCCCCCACGATGTCGCTCGCGTAGCGGCAAAATAATCCTGTTTTGTTGATAACAAAAC